CCCATCCTTTTATCGGCTTGGTTGGCCGATAAACCTTTCCTTGGCCCTCCTTTCCCTGGAAATGGATTTCCTATTCTCCCTGAAAAGCCTGGATTTTTTTGGGATGCCGACAAATGGATTTTTCCTTATGGGTTCGGAAGAAAATCCATCCTGACCGAAAATCCCAATCCAGTTTTTCCGTGGATCGGGGAAATTCCCTTTCCTGTTATCCGCTGGGTGGATTATTTTCCCTCCCAACGGTGATTCCTTCCTGTGGTGAATAAATGTATATATAACAGGTACTCCTGGATACCCTGGTATTGGATTCCGTGGTAGCCGTGGAAGCTAGGATTTTTCTGCAAAGCGGGAATGTCCGGTTTTTGGAATAAGTCGTACATGTGTATGGGACAGTCGATTTGGGAAGACCTAACTTCCATTCCATGGATTCGGGGAAGCGTTTGTTTCTACTTTCTTTTTTTGTGATTTTTTCAAGAAAAGACTTGTTTTTATTAGAAAAGAAAGAAAAAAGCATAATGATATTAATGACTTAAAAAAAGAGTTGACAAACTGATATTGAATTGTTATCATACGTTTAACAGTCAAAAAGACTGTTATGATCTGTATGCATAGCATTTTCTTTGGTTCTTTCTCAAATATAGCATAGACAAGTGATTAAGATTACAATGTATTTTTAAGTACATTTAATTTAATCATACGTTTTAAGACTGCTATTATATAGCAAGAAAGAGAAGAAAAACAATGACAAAACAAGAGAAGATTGAAAAGAAAAAAATCGATAATGTCATTAAACGTGATAGAAAAGCATTGCGAAACGCAAAGTTGAATGTTGATCAACTTAAATTCGATGATATAGAAATTGCGTTTGCAGTGTGTCTTAATGCATGTGATACAATGCATGTTTGTTTGCATAATGCATTTACGTTTGATGATACTGTTAGCAAGATGATAGAACTTAAATATTACAACAACAAACGAAGCGCAAGCAATAGATTGCACAGACACATTCACTTTGATACTGATTCACGTTCTATTGCCCGAACAATAGCTTTAAATGCTCGTATAAGCGCATTTAAAGCAAAGATTGAAGCGCAAGCGCAAGCGCAAGAATAAAGCATAAAAGAGACTGCAATTGAAATTGATTGCAGTCTTTTTTTATGCTTAATATATGCATTAATATAATATAACTATATAATATAATTGAATAATATAATAATAATATAATATAACTATATAATATAATTGAATAATATAATAATAATGAATAATAATATAATCGAAAAATAATAATATGATTATATAACTATATAATATAATTAGACTATTTAAAATAAAAAGAAAAACAAGCTATATTAATTAACAGTGAAGAAATATCTCTTGACTGTACGTCTTAACATCAAAAGAAAAAAATCTAATCAATTCAAATAGATAGTACGTCTCGACTTATCTTGACGAAAAAAGCAAAACGTGTGAGGATAGACCTACCCTCATTTTTTTGGCCAGGCATAACATGACCCCTTTTATCCAACCTCATTTTTTTGGCCAGGCATAACATGACCCCTTTTATCCAACTACCCTCCTACTCATTTTCGTTTTTCTATCATTATTATTATATAGCAGTCGAAATCCCGCGGACAATGCTTGCTCCTTGTATTAACTGCAATCATCTTGACAAGCTGCTCTTATTCTGTTAATAGAGAAGGCAGGGAGGATAAACCATGTCTGAAAGAAATGTTAAGAATCTAAAGATAGGGGATCTCAATCTGGACAAAGGTTTAGTCCGTGAAAACGTCACCATGTTTGCCTGGGATGGTGTTCAAGAGTGTGATGCCGATACCTGTCCAGTTTCCAATCTGTGTAATTATATCAAGAAAGGGAAGTGTGCTGTACAGATGAGCTACTTGAAAGCATTGTATGGTGCCATCCTCGGGACTTACAAATACCTAGATGAAGCCATGCTGTTTAAGATCGGGATGCAGATTATTCCATTGTACGTTCAGCTTGTGAAGATGCAGATGGTTGAGCTATCCTTGGAATCCCCTACTTATACCACCGATAAAGGAGCTGTTTTGCCACATCCTATTTATAAGGAGATACGGGAGACCTTGAAGACAATCCACATTATGTGGAAAGATTTGGATCTTGCCTTTTCCTTTAATTCCAAACCGAAGTTGAGTGGGTCTACTGGCACTGGAGATTTGGAGCATGGTGATCCGACCTACTACAAGAGGATTTCCGAAGAAGAGACCAACCATGTGGGGGTGATACGGTAATGGAAATATTCTTTCTGATCCTTGTTATCCTGGTCATCTTCCCGAAAGCCAGAAAAAGATTCTTAGACGGACTGAATAGCCATCTGCGGACAGGCTCGACCAACTGGGGGAAGAAGTAATGGCTCTGAATGTGAGAAGGGGGAAGATTGTCAAGCGGAAGAAAAAGAGTTTATTCAGTGCCGAGTCTGTCTATACCGTCGATGTTGATTCTTTAGTTCCGTATGAAGTCTATGAACCTTCTTCTTATAAGGATGGACCTGAAGGATTCATCAAGTGGTGTGAGGATAATGTCTGCATTCCGATTTATCCAGTAGGTGCGGTGATGGCTCAGTGGTGTTCACTGGGGAATTTGCCGGATGCCATCAATCCCAGAACGGGGAAGTCCTACACTACGATCTGGGAAGCTCAGAAAGAAGTGGTGAGGCAAGCGTTGAGAATGGTAAACGGGACTTTCGTTTATCGGCTCATTGTTCTGTGCTGGATGCGTGGGGAAGGGAAGTCTCTCCTTGCTTGCCTGATACAGCTTTGGAAGTTCTTTAATTGGTCTAAACAGCAGATTGTCCTAGGTGCCAACTCCAAAGAGCAGATTACCTTCGTTCACTTTGACATTATGAAGGATATTATCATCAATTCTCCCAATCTTCTAAAGGTTGTGGGGAAGAGGAATATCCAGGAGAAGAAGATCAAGCTGTCAGATGCTAACGGAAATGATGCTTCCGTCATTAGAGCCATCTCCTCGTTCTCAGGGATTGTGTCGAATATCACTGGATACACGTTCTCCGAAATATTTGACATGAAGAATCCCAAGTTCTTTGTACAGCTTGATGGTTCCATTCGTAATATTCCGAATGCTTTCGGAGTTATCGATTCTACCGTGTCTACCAAAACCCATGTTCTGTACAATTTGTTCAATTCTTATGTGAAAAGAACGGATAAGACCATCTTCTTCCACTATAGATTCAGCAGGGACGGGAAAGCCGAAGACTATTGGAATCCAAATATGGATCAAAGTCAGTTGGATTCCTATCGAAGCAAGTTTCCTCTTGGGGATTTTGAACGGTACTTCTTGAATACCTGGAGTTCTGCTACCCAGAGAATCTTCTCCGAAGAAACAATCGAAGCCATGCAGTATTTGGGGGTGGATGGAGTAGCTGGGAACGGTGCAGAGTTATTGAAAGCTGTCTCAACTAAAGTAAAGATAGAGGATACCATGCGGGATCTTGTGGAGAACCAAAGAATAACAAGATCGTTTGATGAAGAGCGCAAGAATCTGTCGGTGTTGTCTAAACGCTTCATGCCTCTTGAAAATTATTACCATCTCAGAGATGAAGGAGGGTTTCCTTTAATGGCAACCCTTGATGATCTTGATCGACTGGGCCGAATACTTGATACCAAGTGGGCTGTACTCGGCGGAATAGACCGAGCAGATCCCATGAAGCTGACAAACAGAGGGGCAAGGACTATATTCACTTGTATGGCTAAAGGATTGCCCGGAAGCGGATCTAGACCCTTTCTGATTGATGAAGGACATGTGCCAAATTACATTTATTTCATTCTTCATGTCGTGAATATTGAATCTCACAGTTTGGAAGACTTGAAAGAGGTTATAAATGCTTGTTCCACAGAATTTGATGGTTTGGACAAGATTTGTGGTGAGCGGTGGGGTATTTGGGACTTAGTTCCGTGGTGTGAAACTGCAAATATACCCTTTGAAGCAGTATTTCCGACTTATGATAAGCAAAGAGCAGCCTTTTCCGAGCTGTATTTGGCTGCCACAGGATGCAGATTCAAGTGCCCGCCAGTCGGTGTTTGGGGTTCCAAAGAGACAGACATTGTAAGAGAAGAGGCCAGAATCTTCTACCATGATCCTGATAAACACTGGTTTGGGTCTTCCGAAAAGAACGAAAGATCGGGTATTCAGGATGACTGTATGTTTTCCCTTGCCTGGTGCATGTATGGGGGCAGGGAAATATCTGCCAATGACTTCAAAGAACGCCGTCAAGAATCCTGGTTTGGTACAATGGTTAGAGACCATGTGCCTCTAGGAGCCTATTAAATCGAAAAATAACTTAAAAAATTCAAAAAAGGCTTGACTTTTGGTCTTTTTGGTGCTATTTTGGCTAAAAATGGGTCGTTTTGCTGTTTTTTCACAAAAAAGAGGAGGTTTTCCATGAAAAAACATGAAAATATCGATTTGGTAGCATCGGCTCTTCAAAAATTAACGGATAAAGAGCTTGCTTCTTTGAAATTTGTCATGCCTTGGCAGGAGGATGTTGTCAATCCAGAAAGTACAAGCAAAACGGATGCAGATGGATTCCCTTTAAGCACCATTGAAGATAACGCAAACAGGGAGCAGTTGCAAAGGGTTTGTTGGGACAAGTTCAACAAGAGTCCATTCGTCGGTCCTTCTGTAAGAGGGCAAGTTGGCAGACTGACGGGCATGGGATTTGAGATTGCCTCTGAAATCGATGAAATACAAGCTGCCGTAGATGAGACGGAGCTAGATCCACGAAACAGACTTTACTTGAATTGGCCCAAATATGTCGGGAGAGCTATCATAGAAGGAGAGCTTTTCCTTCTATTCACCGTGCATCCTAACGGTTTTGTAGAGGTAGACTTCATCGATCCTTCTCATATAACAGGGGGAGGCACTGATGGAGTTATCTACCATCCTGATAAAGCAACCTTCCCTTTGTTCTACTTTGTAACTCCAGAAACTAATGGTTTAGACAAATCCTTCTCTGCCCAACTGGTTCCTTCCATCTACATAGCCTATTACCCTGATTTGATGAAGGTGGTCAAGAAGATTGCCGCTTACAAAGATCATCAGGCCAAAGAATCCAAGAATAGTAACAACAAGTATAACAATATTGGGGGATTCTACAGATTTATGGTCACTTGGGATAGATCCTTTGTTACAAGAAGGAATGTGTCCTATTTGAGAACCGTTATTGAATGGCTTAACCATTACGAGAATCTAAAGAAGTATGAGATAGATCACAAGAAGTCGGCAGGAGCTTACTTGTGGGTAGTCAAGATGGAAGATGTGAAGGCCTTCCGTACTTGGCTAGGTTTGTCGGATGAAGATAGGCGTAAGACGGGTATTATGGCAAAGAAGACTCCCGGCAGTACGCTTGTTTTGCCTCCTGGTATGTCCATTGAAGCTCAGAACCCCAAACTGCCCACAATCAGTGAAGGGGATACAGACATATTTCATATGGTGACTGGGGGATTGAATGAGCCAGAAGACATGGCCACTGGCCAAGCGAAAGGCACGTTTGCTTCTGTGAAAGCTACACGTGGGCCGATGTCCGACAGAACGTCCGACGAAATATCCTACTTTGAGCGTTTCTTACGATTCGATTTCTACAGGGCCATCTTCTTCTTAAAGAACAAGGTGGCTGGGTTCCCCGAGAAGTTCAAAGTAAGAAAGGCTGTGGACTTCAAAAACCAGAAGCCTATATTCAAGAATGTGGACAAGAGACCTGAGATGCTTATCGAAATATCCTTCCCTGTGTCCGAACTTAGTGATTCCGAAACCAGAGCCAAAGCATATCTTGGAGTAAAGCATGGCTCTGTTTATGACGTACTTGGTATTCCGAACGAAGAGATTGCTAAGAAACTTGGGTTTGGTAGTTACAAGAGAATGCGGTTAAGACAAGCTACTGAGGAAGAGAGATTCCCCGAATTGCTTCCTCCTGTAGATTCTGGTGGGGAACAGCTTGAGCCTGGAGTTCAAAAGGCTAGGGGAAGTAAAGATGCAAATGGTAATGAAGATAATAAGGAGGAAGTACCTTCCAAGAAAAAATCAGTCATAAAGAAGCCTGCTAAGAAAGAATAATTCAATTGGAGGAATCCAAAATGGCTCAAGGCGTTCATAGGATTACGGAAGAATTTGAGCGGGCATTGTCTGATTATACTAAGGCACCTTATGTAATAGCCGTGGATAATCAGAGCAATGCCCTTTTTTTATCATTATATTATGAAGATATACGAGACAAGGAGATCACCATTCCTTCAAGAACGTATCCTTCCGTCCCTTGTGAGATTATTCATGCAGGTGGAAAGGTGAGGTTTGCTCCTGTAGAGGGGAAGACTCTCAAAGGAGCTTACCCTTTATTGGGGTCAAAGACTTGGGATTCCGCTCTCCGATTTACTTATGCCATGTATGTTCCTGGCACTTTCATGTGTTTATCGTTCACAGGGCCATATAAGCACTTGAAGTTAAGCAAGGGAGGGGCTATACTGACAGACAGTTTTGATGCTTATTTATGGTTTAAGAGGGCTCGTTTTAGTGGAAGAAGGGAGTGTAGTTATCATGATGACAACTTAGATATGCTAGGTTGGAACTTCTATATGATGCCAGAATTAGCAGCACGTGGACTGTTAATGATGACACAGTTTTACGACTTTCAAGGCAATCCCAAGCATAACAAAGACTTAGAAATACCCTATCCTGATTTATCCAAATTCAGCATTTATACGAAAGGAAGAAAGAATGGATCCTTACCACTATCAGAAGTTTGATTTCTTGGGAAAGAAGAGAGGAGATAGTGATAGTGTGGGAAAGTACAAGCTGTCCAAGTTGGAGCTGTTCCCTATAGAGAATAAGAGATGTTTGGATGTGGGTTGTAATGCTGGCTATTTTCTTTTCAAGTTGCTTCCTAGAAAACCTAAGAGCTTAGTTGGAATAGACAAGGAGAAATTGTACATAGATTTGGCCAACGTGATCAATACAGAGCATTTCAAGTCGGACAAATTCATCTTTATTGTAGGAGACTTCTTTACCCACAAATTTGAATCTGTCTTTGATCTGATCATCTGTTTTTCTACGTTTCATTATTTTGGTGATCTACAATCAGAGTTCTTTAGGAAATGCCACTCTTTGCTGGCTGAAGGAGGAGTTCTTTTATTGGAAGTGGAAGAGTATCCAATAAATGAAGTTCCTATGATAGAAAACAGCTCTCCAAGACCTGCTGACAAACAGAAATATAACTACCCAAACAGTCTGCAAATAGAGCAATTTGTTTCTGGCAGATTCTTTATAATGGATAGATATATTTCCGTAAAACAAGGGGGTTCTCTTTATGACCGATACTTCTACAGCCTCAGACGACTTTAAACTTGGGC